CCCTGTTCTATAATATTCTCAGCTAACTCAATAGTGTCGTTTATTTTTTCTTCGGCAATCACTTGACGAACTTTCATTAACTTACTAAACTGAACCGTTAATGAACTACTCTCGTTTGGATTTTTATTATACCATTCATAATATTCCCCCATCAATCCTTCATAAAGTTTTGATTTTAATTTTAGGTAAACTGGTGTTATAATTTTTTCTGGTAAGTCTAAAACTTCTGTCTTTAATCTTCTTAATACTTGTCTTGAAGTCCTATCTCTTAACTCTTCTAAATTGGTTGCTCCGGCAACATTCCATATTTTTCTTTTTCCGGCAGTAAATTGGTAACCACCACAATATCGTATTGCATATGCCATCCAGTTTTGTGATACGGGACTATCAATTATTGATAACAGGTTGAAATAATTCATTGGTCTATTTGTCATCGGCGTCCCTGTTAATAACCACACTCTTTTACAATTTTTTGTAAACGAATTTACCAATTTGGATCGGATGCTTGTTCCGTTAGAAACATAGTGAGCTTCATCTAAAACTATAAGGTCAAAATTTCCTTGGCTTATCAATGATTTATCTTTATCCTTTATATCATAAAAGTTTTTTAGGATATCATAATTTATGATAACAAAATCGTGTTCGGTTGAAAACTTTTTTCCCTCAGCAATATAAACTGAACGATCCGTATAGTTCTCAATCTCACGTTGCCAGTTAATTTTTAAAGATGCGGGACAAACAATTAAAATCTTTTTTACGTTACACTCTAAAGCGGCAATAATGGTTGCGGTTGTTTTACCCAATCCCATATCGTCCGCAAGAATAAATCTTTTTGACCCAGCAAGTTTCTCTATTGCCTCTTTTTGGTGAGATAATGGGGGTCTGTGATCGTATTTGGAATAATCAATCTCAACTCTCTCAACATTATGTGTTTTAATTATGGAAGATTTGGGAACCCAAAACTCTGTTAATGGATCTTTTTCAAAGAACTTACCCCATATATAATACGACTTTTCCTTTTCTACTAATAATTTTTCAATATAAATTTTTTCAGGAGTTTCCAATAGGCATCTCTCTTCTGCAAACTTTTTCGCAAAGTATGTGTCTAAGTCAACCCATTTACGAGCAACTTTTGGTGTTGTATTGTAATAGTTAACGATATAGTCTGATTGTGCCCTTGTTGGGTAAAACTTTTTTGAACTTAGTTTCTTATTTTGTAAATATAGGATGTGGTTATTTGCCCCACTATATGAGTCTAACAAATCGAGAGCTCTATTCTCTATGATTGATTGGACATTTCCCAAATTCTTTTTTTATAATAATAACTAATAAATAGATATTTATCAATAAAACAACAATATGAAGAGTAATATTCCTATTAGCAGATTGGGAAAATTCTTTGGTAGTGATGACTTTAATCTTGAAATCGGTATGGGTCAAGAATGGCTTGTAGGTGATATGAACTTCACTTGTGTCCTTTATCGTGTTGATAGAAACAAAACACCGATAGATGATGTTTATGGTGAAGCTCTAACAGATGGGATAAATTTTTTACCTCCAGTTGAGTTTAACGCTTTAATTGGGATTGCAGCACCTGAAAATAAAATGGTCGGATCATCCCGTATAGATCAGTTTGAACCTGGAAACATTACGATTTCAGTTTACTTAAAAACGTTGGAAGACCTCAATATTGATGTTGATTTTGGTGATTATATTGGGTATTACGACACTGAAAACTTTGTTAGATATTATAGTGTTGTTAATGATGGTCGTGTGACTTCCGACTTAAAACATACATATAAAGGATATAAACCATTCTATCGCACTATCATTGCGGCACCTGTTGGACCAAATGAATTTAAAGGATTATAAAATATAGAAAATGGCATTACCAAAAAACCATACCGTTAAACCATCGATACCATTAACGTATCCAAAAATACTTCACCAAAGAAGAGAAGAATTAGCTGAAATGATTTCTAAGGATGGAACTTACCTTCCTAAATCGTTATTACATGCTGACTTGGATCGTGGGTTTTTAGATTTTGTTCGTGATAAGTTGGGGATTACAACGGAAGGTAAAGTAGTTCCGGTTGTTGACATTTTAATAACAACCCAAAATTGGGAACAATTTGTTAAAACTTGGGATTACCAAAATATAGATAAGAATGTTGAACCACCATTTATTACAACAATTAGAGTTCCGGAGGTTAAATACGGAAATAACCCAGCCGTAATATATAATATTCCCAATAGGAAAATGTATTATTATATGGAAGTTCCGACTTGGGATGGTAACCGACATGGTGCCGACATATATAAAATACCTCAACCAATCCCTGTTGATATAAAATATTCTGTTGTAATTGTTTGTAATAGAATGAGAGAAATAAATTCGTTTAATAAAAAAGTTATTGAAACATTTGCATCAAAACAGGCGTATCAAAATATTAAAGGACATTATATTCCTATTATTAACGATAGTATGACAGACGAATCTGCTTTAGATTTAGAAAAAAGAAAATATTATATTCAAAAATACGAATTTACAATGATGGGGTTCTTAATAGATGAGGACGAGTTTGAGGTATACCCGGCATTATCAAGAACTTTTCAAATGTTTGAGGTTGATCAAACACCAGTTAAAAGACCAACAAAAAAATCTATCCCTATTATACCACCAAAACTCACATTATCCTATATTAGTGGGGTTACATCTGAAGAACATTTTTATGAATATACTTGTAATGTCACTGCGTTTGAAACTAATAATGTTACGTCTTATCAGGTTTATATTAACGACGATTTCTATGGTACTGATGTGTCCACAATTCAAATAAACACCGGAGATGTTCTCCGTATTGATATTATTCCTATTGATGTTAATAAACCTTCCAGTATTTTGTTTAGTGAATCACTAATTTAGTTTTCACCATAAACGTCTTTTTTTTCCTTACATTTTTCTAAAATAAGATTTTCTAAAAATCGATACATCTTTATACCACGTTTATCGCAATACTTCTTTAACACTGAATGAACTTCAATATCAATCTTTAAGTTTTTTATCTTCTTAATGTCTTTATCCATAGGGTAGAAAAAAGGTAGAATAAAATCATACCATTATATAAATACTTTTATTTATGTAAAGTTTTTCATGTTTTAACAAGTATTTATATAAAAATAAATAACTAAAAGAAATTTTAAATATGGCAACTAATAGTAAAGTTTTTGTTTCTCCGGGAGTATATACGTCCGAAGTTGACTTAAGTTTTGTAGCACAGAGTGTTGGTGTTACAACTTTGGGAATCGCTGGGGAGACAATAATAGGACCAGCTTTCGAACCTATTTTCATTACGAATTTTACGGAATTCCAATCTGTGTTTGGTGGAGTATCGGCAGAAAAGTTCGTAAACACACAAATTCCAAAATACGAAGCGGCGTATATAGCACAAGCATACTTACAACAATCAAATCAATTGTTTGTAACAAGAATCCTAGGTTTATCAGGATTTGATGCAGGACCATCTTGGTCAATTACAACAATTGCGAATGTTGACCCAAGCACAATTGATGTTTGGTGTTTAAGTTCTGTAACAGATTTTAGCACTTGTATAACAACTTGTGTTGACCCTAAAGAATTATCGTTTGTTGTTGAGTTTACTGGTTGTACTAATGATTCATCAACTATTGGGTATACGACAACATTCCCTGATACAATTGACTCTCAACTATATACACAATATGAAGAATTTAATGGTGGTGTATCAACAATAGATGATCAAATTAAAGAATTGGTATTTAATGTTATTACGGATTCAAATCCTTATATGGCCGAAGATGAATTGATTTCATATTTTGGTTCTATTGCGACTGATGATTATAACATATTACAGGGAGCTGGATGGTCAGCAGAAACAAACGTTTACCAAGTTCCTTCAGTTTCATTTGATAACACATCATTAACGTCTCCGTTAAATGATTCTTGGTATTATTCCCAATTCGCCCACACTGGCGGAACGGCTTATTCAGGATTCTCATTCTTTTCTTATGTGTCAGGTATTACGGCTTATTACCCTAACCCTACACCTACACCACAGGTTTCATCGTCTCCGACGCCAACACCATCATCTGTTAATCCTTGTATTACACCGTCACCATTTACATCACCAACACCAACACCAACACCGGTTAATATAAACTGTTATCAGGGAAGTATTGTTGGTAAGATTTACTACTACACAGGTACTTCATACACAAACTATGATGACGTTGTTGTTACAACATTAAGATCAAGAGGTATCTCAACTTATGCTCCTAATCAACCAGAACCTGCATACCAAGTAACTGGTGTTACAAACGTAACTTTGAATATGTCAGGACAATACTTCGGTGTAGGTAAAAACCCTTATTTGCAATTCGCAGTAAATGTGGTTGATAAAACAGGAACAAACTTCACGTTTGAAACTTCATTAAGTCAAAATGATCCAGAATATATTACTAAAGTATTTGGTATTACTAATTTCCAAAAACCAAGAATTACGGTTCCATTATTTTGTGAGGAAGTATTCCAGTCATGGTTAAACCATTCTTGGAATAAAGGATACATTAGAGGTTTAAGTTCTCAATTAGTTGAATTAGACTCAGCACAAAGTGGTGATATTAACTCAATAGGTTGGTATTTAGATAGATATCAAACACCAAACTCCCCATGGGTTGTGTCAGAATTAAGAGGTAATAAAGTTTTTGACCTATTTAGATTCTATACTATTTCCGATGGTGATGGTGCTAACACACTATTTAAATTATCAATTATTAATCAAACATTTAATAATGGAACATTTGATGTCTTAGTGAGGGATTACTTTGATACAGATGCTAACCCTGTTGTTATCGAGAAATTTACAAACTGTACAATGGATCCAGGACAAAACAACTTTATTGGTGTTAAGATTGGAACATTAGATGGTGAATATACTTTAATGTCTAAACACATTATGGTTGAAATTAATGAGGATGCTCCGATAGACGCACTTCCTTGTGGATTCAACGGATATAATTTTAGAAATTATGCTGGAGCCAAATCAGCGTTCCCAATCATTAAAGCAAAATACGATTATCCGGGAGAAGTAGTTTACGATCCACCATTTGGTTTATCGTCTGGAAACAATGACGCTATTTTAAGTAGTGGTGATAATGTAAGAAGAACATACTTAGGTATTTCTAATAGTTACGGATGGGATCCTGGTTATTACGAATATGTTGGTAAGAGAAATCCAATCAACTCTTGTGATATTGATAGTGTACCATTTAACTATAGGTCAGCTGGTTTCCATATGGATATAAATGCAAGCGGCATCACAATTGGACCTGAGTTCTCAACAAGTGGAGATTCAAGATTTGTTTGTGGTAACGCTCAATTTATTACTGATCCGGATTCTCCAACAAACCCATACTATAGACTATACGCTCGTAAATTCAACTTATTAGTACAAGGAGGATTTGACGGATGGGATATATATAGAGAATATAGAACAAATAGTGATCAATTTTCTTTAGGTAGACCAGGATTCTTACGAGGAGCTTGTCCAAGCACACTTTACCCATCTGCAACAGGTTGGGGAGCATTTAAACAAATTGCGATTGGTGATGGAACTATGGATTTTGCAAATACTGACTACTACGCATACTTGTTAGGTCAACAAACATTTGCAAACCCTGAAGCTACGAACATAAACGTATTTGTTACACCAGGAATTGATTATGTGAATAACAGTAATTTAGTTGAGGATGCGATTAATATGATCGAATTCAATAGAGCTGACTCTTTGTATATTACAACAACCCCTGATTACGATTTGTTTTTACCTTCAACAACTGGTGGGGACGGACTAATCTACCCAACTGAAGCGGTAGATAATTTAGAGAACACAGGTATTGACTCTAACTACACTTGTACTTACTACCCTTGGGTGTTAACAAGAGATAGTGTGAACAACACTCAAATCTATATTCCACCAACAGCACAAGTAACAAGAAACTTGGCATTAACCGACAACATTGCATTCCCTTGGTTCGCAGCGGCAGGTTACACTCGTGGTATCGTTAACTGTATTAAAGCACGTAAGAAGTTAACACAAGAAGATAGAGACACCCTTTATAATGGTAGAATTAATCCAATTGCTACCTTCTCTGATGTTGGTACCGTAATTTGGGGTAACAAAACTCTACAAGTTAGAGAGTCTGCTCTTGACAGAATTAACGTTAGAAGATTGTTATTACAAGCTCGTAAGTTAATTTCAGCTGTATCCGTGAGGTTATTGTTTGAACAAAACGACGCACAAGTAAGACAAGACTTCTTAAATGCGGTGAACCCAATCTTAGATGCGATTAGAAGAGACAGAGGTCTTTATGACTTTAGAGTAACAGTCTCCAACGATCCTGAAGATTTAGATAGAAACCAAATGACAGGTAAGATATACATAAAACCTACTCGTTCATTAGAATTTATAGATATAACCTTCTACATTACTCCAACTGGAGCATCGTTTGAGAACATATAAATCGGTTTAAACTACAAACACAAAAGAAAAGGGTGGCGAAAGTCCCCCTTTTTTGTTAAACAAGATATTTATTAATATGGATTATAAAAATACGGTAAGAGAAATCATTAGTGAGATTATTCACGATCAGATGACCCCCACTATGAAGTATTATGCTTTTGATTGGGATGACAATCTAATGTACATGCCAACCAAAATATATTTAAAGGATGATAAGGGAAATTCTGTTGGTATGTCTACCGAAGATTTTGCGAAACATAGGACTAAGGTCGGTAAAAAACCTTTTAAATATGAAGGACATACTATAGTTGACTTTGACGATAATTCTTTTAAAAACTTTAGAGTTCCTGGTGATAAGTTATTTATAAAAGATTCTATGACAGCAGAGACAGGTCCTGCTTGGTCTGATTTTGTTGAGGCAGTTAATAACGGGTCAATTTTTGCAATCGTTACAGCAAGGGGACATACCCCATCGGTGATTAGAAATTCCATTTATAATTTAATAAAACAAAACAAACACGGACTATCTTCAAGTGAATTAGTTAAAAATCTTAAAAAATATAGAGAATTGTCAGATGAGGATGATTTATCAGATGATGAACTAATAAATACTTATTTGGATATGTGTAAATATTATCCTGTAACTTTTGGTGAGGGGTCAGCTGCAAATCCGGAAGAATTAAAAGTTAGATATATGAAAGAATTTATGACATATGTTAAACAAATGTCTCAACAATTACAAGAGAAAGCTTTTATGAAGAATAAAATAAGTAATTATTTTAACCCTTTTATTGGTTTTTCAGATGACGACATAAGAAATGTGAATACAATGAGAAAACATTTTCCAGATAAAGATGAATTAAAGATTTATGCTACATCTAAAAAAGGAAAAGAAGAATATGAATAATAATTAATACCCAGATCTAGTAAGAAGATATTCGAAAAAAAAGTGTAAGTAAATAGAAAAAAAAAATATTACATGTATTTATAATAAAAAAATAAACAAAAAAATAAAAAACAAATAATGGCTGATTTATTAATGAAAATGCCCATACCCTATGAGCCAAAAAGGGAAAACCGATGGATATTAAGATTTCCTTCGTCACTTGGAATTAATGAGTGGTATGTTGAATCAACGGCTAGACCAAAATTAACCATTGCATCAACCGAAATCCAATTCTTGAATACTTCAACATATGTTGCAGGAAGATTTAAATGGGAACCAATTTCTGTTAAGTTTAGAGATCCAATTGGACCTTCAGCATCTCAAGCAATTATGGAATGGATTCGTCTATGTGCGGAGTCTGTAACAGGTAGAATGGGTTATGCAGCCGGATATAAAAAAAATGTTGATTTGGAAATGTTAGATCCAACAGGTGTTGTTGTTGAAAAATGGATTATTGAGGGAGCTTTCCTTACAGGTTATGATGGTGGGTCTTTATCTTATAGTTCTGACGCTATTGCGGGTATCACTTCTTCTATACAAATGGATCGTTGTATATTAGTTTACTAAATTATTGCATACCCTTTACGACCAAATTAAAAATCTATACTCTTAATGTGTATGGATTTTTCTTTTTTATCCTATATAATTTTTAATCTTTACTAAAAATAACATAATCTTATTTTTAAAATAAAAAGAACTATATGGAACAAGATGATTACTCGGCAGGACAAGCCGAATTTAATTTACCACACGATGTAATACAATTACCTAGTCAAGGTATATTTTACAAATCAAAAAAGAAATCAATAAAAGTTGGGTATTTAACTGCAGTTGACGAAAATATTTTAGCCGACATTGATTCAAGAAAAAACATAAATGAGGGTATTATTTTGCCCTTATTAAGGAATAAGGTCTTTGAGAAAGATTTAAGACCTGAAGAACTTTTGGATGGTGACATTGAGGCAATCTTATTATTTTTAAGAAACACTTCTTTTGGTCCTGAATATACAATTAATGTTATTGATCCAAAGACTGATGAATCTTTTACTACAACAATTTTATTGGATGAATTAAATTACAAGAAAACAACAGAAAAACCTTTAGAGGACGGAACATTTGAAACGACTCTTCCTGTTAGTAAAAGAAAAGTTAGATTAAAACTTTTAACAATGAAGGACAGACTTGAGATTGACCAACAATTAAAATCTTACCCTTCAGATAGAACTCCACCTACAATCACAACTAAATTATTGAAACATATTGTGTCACTAGATGGTGATGAAGATAGAGTTAAAATCTCAATTTTTGTTGACCAAATGCCAATATCTGATTCTAAATATATTAGACGATTTGTTTTCGATAACGAACCAAGACTTGATCTATCAAAAGAAGTTATCGCCCCGTCAGGAGAAAAAGCAGTTGTGAACATTGCTTTTGGGGTGGAATTTTTTCGGCCTTTCCTATCAATATAAGACAACTATTTTGGACGAGTTCTATTATTTCTCAAAAATATTTAGAACCCAATACTCTGAATTTTATGCCATGCCAACTTATGTCCGTAAATATTTAATTGGAAAATTTGTCGAGGAAGGACAAAACAAAAAATAAAATATTTATATAGTAAAATAATGTTATTATGGCCCTAACACCTGAACAAAAAGAGATTGCCGAGTTAAAAAAAATGATTTTAGATCAGAATAAAATAATTGAGAAACAATCAACTACTACTTCTGAATCCACAAAAAATACATTTAAGGACATGGCAGACCAAACTGCTAAATGGAGTTTAAGTACGGATAACCTTAAAAAAATTGGTGCTAACGCAACATTGGCATTAGAAAATGCCTTTTTAGTTATAGGTGAGGATACCACTAATGCGTTTGCTCAGTTAGATATATTGGGTACCAACATTCAAAAAAGTTTTGGAGCGTCAAAGGCAAGGCTTGACGAATTTAGATTTTCCATAGCGGAAACATCTCCAGACTTAATGAAAATGGGACTTGATCAACAAGATGCTACTAACAACTTTATTAGTATGGCAAAAGAGTTAGGTACTGCGGCTAGTATTGGAAAAGAAGCAATTATTGAAATGTCTGCCGCCGCTCAACTCACAGGTCAAGATGTT